ACTTCTGATCCACTTAATAATATAAAATAATTTATATTATCTCTGTTTATAGTATATAATAAGTTATCATCAAAATCAATTAAACTATTTAATTTAATATTTTTTATAAATTCACTTGGTGGTCTTTTATATATACCATCAACTACACTTGATATAATATTTATTTGTTCTTTGCATTGACTATCTAATCTTAAAGTTTCTGGTTGTTGTGATATACCATTGTATAAACTTGATATTGTATGATTGATGAGACCCATTATTTTTCCTTTTTTATTTTATTTTTGTTATATTTCCATATAAAACCACCTGATGTTTTAGATAGTTTTTTTAAATTATTATTTATTGAGTTTTGAGAAATATTTGTAATAAAAGAAGCTTCTTTTATTGAGTTAAAACTATTTATTAGTTTTAAATCTTTATTATATTGGTTTATACTTTTTTTAGATTTTTCTCTTTCTTTTTTATTATTCTCTTCCCAAGTTATAAGTTGTATATTATCAAATGAATATTCTTTATAATCATTCAATCTATCAACACTTGGTCTTAATTTTTTATTATAATTACTTTTAATCCAATTGTTATATAATGTTTCAAAATTATTTTGACTATATAACCAATTTTCTAATTCTAATTTTGTATATTTAGGTTCTTCGTAATTTCTTAATTTTGAATTAGTTTTTTGATTTTTATAAATTGAAGAAATTAATCCTTTTTTTGTTTTAAAATAATTTTTATTTATTAAATTATTACATTTTTTACAATCATTTCTTCCTTTATAAAAATCTTTTTCATTTTTTTCTATATTACATTTATTACAAATTAAACCCATTATTTTTCCTTTTTTATTTTTTTATCTACCGAACATTTGACTTAAATTAGTTTGTTCATCTATAATATTATATTTATCTACATCAGCTTCAAAATCAAATAGATTTTGTCTTGCCATTTCTTCTTCTTGAACTGTAAAACCATAAAGTGTTTCACTTCCTAATACTCTTTGTTGTAGTTTTCTACTTGCTCTTATAATAACATAATATCTTGCTATTTCAGGCATTTCTTCAAAAGGAATTAAAAGACTTAATTCCACTTCTGCATTTGTTTTAAATTCATAAGAGTTTTTATTTCTATTAAATAGTCTTGAACCTCTTTGAACAAATTTATCTCCTATTCTACTTGCTTTTACTCTTAATGTATTTGCAGGTAATTCAATTTCATTACTTGAATTAGGTTGTAATTCATAATCAATATAAGTATTAAAACTTAATTTTAAAGATTGAACTTCTCTTGTAGTTTCATCTAATATTCTTTTAGAAATATCTACTTCTATAATTCCTTTACCTTCTTCTAAACTATTTATCGGTGCTTCACTTAATGTTCCTAGCATAATATTTATAGCATTTAATTCTGTTGATAATTCTAACATATTTTTTCCTTGTTTTATTTTATTTTGGTTATAATTTAATGGTTTTTCCATTATCTTATCATTTTTTATTTTGGTGGAATATATAGGATTTGAACCTATAACCTTTTCGTTGCAAACGAAATGCTCTCCCGTTGAGCTAATACCCCTTTTTGAAAAAAAACAAGGTAAATAAATACCTTGTAATTTTATTAGAACTATTCTGTTTTAAACTCTACTGCACATTCTGGTCTTAAGATTCCATGTCCAACAACATATTTTGCAACGAACAAAGTTCCTTGACGTCTAATGTCATAAGCATTTTCAACTTGTATATCTTCTAATTTAACCATTCCAACTGCATCAGTTGTGAATACTAAACCTTTAGTTGTAGAAGCATCAACACCATTTACTGTATCTGCACTTGTATCAGTTGTTGGTAAGTTGTTAGATTTGAATATTTTGATTCCATTTAATTCTAAAATTGTACCTTTAGAAATTGAACCCATTCCATCATAGTCACTTGAAATTACTTCTGGTAATTGTGCTAATGCTGCATAATCAGCTGGTTTTAAAATACAAAATCTTTCTTGTGGAGCATTCTTTTCGTCAAGTGCAACACCTGCATCAAAAATTGCTTTTTTAAAAGCTTGAGCTTTAATTGTAATATCAGCATCACCTAAATCAGCATCAATTAACTCTGTACCACCATCTAATCCAGTTACTACATTTGCAGCTCTTGCAGCTTTAACTAATGTTTGTAATGCATTTCTATCCATTCTGTTTGCTAATTCAGCACCCATTTGCTTAGTATATTCACCTTCGATATTATAGTGATTTTTCTTAGCATCTACTTCATCAATGAATACATCAGAAATTACTTTTGCATTTAAAGATATAACTTGTTCTGCTTGATTAACTGTTGAACCTAAAATTTCTTCACCTGGTGCATAAGTACTTGAACCTACTTTACCTACTATTGGAAATTGGTATGATTTACCACCTGAAATTGTTTTTACAACTTGTTTATCTAACATAATTGTTGATTGTAAAAATGCTCCATAAACTTCACCTGAGAAAAGTTTTAAAAATAACGCTTCGTTATCACCTGTATTGTTTATTTGTCCTACTCTATTTACTACTGCGTTTGCCATAGTTGATCCTTTTTTTTTCAAGTCATTAGACTTGTTTTTTGTTTTTTTAATTATCCAATCCGTCAATTGATAATTGTGTTTTTTGTTATAAAAACTAAAAAATACTACAAAATATTAAAAGGTGTCTTATTATAGAATTCTCCTCAAAGAATTATTTATAATAAGGTTTTTTGTCTTTGTTCTATTATTTGTTTATATATATACATAATTGGACTTACACTAATAGATGCCAAATTATATTTTAACCAAAAACTATTGAGTTATCAGTTTGTGCCATTTTCTCTCTAACTTGCTTTGTATAAACTGCATCTCTATTATATCTTTTATCAGTCATAGCTAAAGCATATTCTTGTTTTGACTTAAAACCTTTATCTTGTGAATTCACATTGTTTGTATTTCCATTTATAAGTTTAGGTTCTTTTGTTTCTACAACTTTTGTTTCATTTGAAAATCTATTATAAAGATTATTTATAGCAAATTTTGTAACATCTAAATCACCACTATCTAAAATTTTATTAAATGTGTTACTTTCACTTTCATTAAGATTTTCACTTGCCCATTCAATCATTTTATTATAATTTTCTTCACCACCTATATCAGTAGTTATTGTATTATTATATTCATTTATAGATTTTTCTTGAATTAGTTGTTGTCCTCTTACATATTCATCTACAATTTCCTTTGAAAAACCTAACTTTTCTAATTCATTATAACTATCATCAGATAGTTTACCTTCATTAGTTTGTAGTTCTTTTGTATATTTTTCAAAATCTATTTTATCAGTGTTTTCTTCATTTTTATTATCTTCAATGATTTCTTCATTATTTTCTTTTTCTTCAATAATTTCATTGTTTTCTTGTTTATTTTCACCACTTGATAATTTCTTTTGAAGTTCTAAATAACCTTTAATCAATTCTTCTTGTGTTTTATATTTTCCAGCTAATAAATCTTCTGTATTATTTTCATTATTTTCTAATTCATTAGTTACTTCAACATTATCAATATTTTCTAAACCATTTTCATTAGTTTTAGCTGCTTCTAATTTTTCATAATTATCCATTGCTGTTTGTTGTTGTTCATTTAACTCTATGTTCTCATTTTCCATTTTTTATTCCTTTTATTTTTTTTAATTATTTTTTCTAATTGATTTCGAAGTATGTTCCACTTCTTCTTTTTCTTCTTTTAATTCTTTAATTTCTAATTTTAATGAAGCTATTTCATCTTTCATTATATCAATCAATTCTTCTTGTTCTTTTTTAGTCATTTTATACTCCTTTTATTTAGTTTCTTGTGGTTGTTCTTGTTGAGCGTCTTGTGCTTGTTTTTGTGCCATTCCATTATTTATAGCATTTTCAGCAACTCTATCACCCATTTCTTCTGCTTTTTGTGCTTGAACTTGTTCTTTTGATTTTATTAAACCTTTTGTATCTACACCCATATCTAGTCCTAGACTTGCTCCTAACATATCAACATTTAATATTTCAGCTATTTTTTCTGGACCTACTAATGATTGCATAGTTTGAACCCATTGTATTTTTTTATTAGCATCATTTGTTCTACCAAGTGCTTCAATACCAGCTGTAATTGTAGGTTCTACACCTTCATTTATTTTAGGAATTTTACCTTGTTTTCCAAGAACTTTAATCATTCTTTTAATTAAAGGTAATTGTAATTCTTCACTTAATAATGAATAAACACCAGATAAATTACTATCTAATTCTTGTGCTAAATATTGAACTTCAGTTGCAGTAACTCTTTCTGCATCTCTAGTTGTAGAACTATTCATCATAAATACATTTTCTAATCTTCTTGTATATCTCATTATAGAACTTTCTATCATATTATATTCACTTGTTCCACCAAATGATAAACCATCTACATCATTAGGATCACCTTTTATAACATCACCATTTCTTGCTGTTGCTACATCAGCTAATCTTGTTGCACCATTTGGTCTAACAGTTATAACAGTTTTTGAAGCTACTGCTATTTTTCCTAAACTTGATTCTTCTAATGTATTTAAAGAAGTCAAATCAGCATAATTATCTTCAACAAGTCCTCTACCATAATTTTCACCACTTATAGCAGTTAGTCTAACAGGTATAAAAGGATTGTTATCATTATCTAACATACCTTCACTTTCAGGAATTATTTCTTCTTCTACTTCTTGTTGTATTTTCCATTTTTTATCTTTTTGTAATTCTACCATTGTATATAATTCTAAATCTTCTGTTAAATCTTTGTCTTCAATTTTTAATTTAGTTATAACTAATTCTTTTATACTATCTGGTAATCCTAATGGACTTATACTTTCTTTTGTTATTATAACCAACACATTACCAAAATTATCTCTATCAACAACATAAGAATCAAGTCTAAATATTCTTAAACCTAAATCTTTTTCTTCTGGATAATATATTAAAGAATTACCTGTTATATAATTACTTTTCATTGATTGATCTAATGGTACTCTAAAACTTTTAGTGTTAAATTCTTTCATTACTGCTTTTTCTATATCACCTAATGCTTGATTAAATTGTTGTATATTTTCTTCACTTTCTTCTGCTAATATTTCTTTATCAATATCTAATCTAAAATAAGAAGTTGAAGCTGGAAATAATGTATTCATTGTTTTATTTGATAGTGATTTTACACCATTACTACCAACATTTGTATAATTATTGGAGAAATTTGTACTTTCATCATCACCTTCTTCTGGTAATACAGAAGGTATTGTTATTTGAGCATTTTCTCTTGCTCTGTCTAAACTATCACTTCTTTTTTTATCTAATTCATTAAATTTTTCTTTTATTGTTCCCATTTTTTATAACCTTTCTAATGAAGATATTTTTTTTAATCTTCTTAATTTTTGTTTTTTATCTTCTTCTTTTAATTTATTTAAACCTTCTAACATATCTAAAGAAGGAACTTCTAATGGCATACCATTTTCATTTACTTCATAATTAGAATTGTCTTCTTGTTCGTCCATAGTGATTTTTCTAATCATTTCTTTATTCATCATACACATTTATTATTCCTTTTTTTATTTTTGTTCTTGTTCTTCTTCTAATAATCTTAACATAAAATCTATCAATTCTCTTTTTCCACTATATATCCATATTTCTCTATCAGTCATTTTAACATTAGGGCATTTATGAGGAATTTCTTTATCTAATATTTTAATTAAATCATCACTATTATATGGTATTATTTCCATTATTATTCCTTTTTTGTTATTAAGCGTTTGAGTTATTATCTATTAGGGTGGAAGCAAAACTTAATGAGTTTCACTCCAATTATTACCTATCTTATATTCAGCATCTAAAAATATATTTAATTTATAAAAATGCCCACTATCTATAATTGATTTTTTACCTAATTCTCCAACTAATTTACTATCTTCTTCATTAACTTCAATTTGTATCTCATCGTGAATATTTGCTACAAATTTATGATCTATATTTTCTTCTAATAATTTTTCTTTAAATAATTCTAATGCTTTTTTCATAATTATTGAAGAAGCTGTTTGCAATAAAATATTTAAATTTTTATAACTTTCTTCAGATACTACAATTGAGTTATCTAGTGTTTTTATATTATTATCTTTTTCTATAAATGTTTTTAATTCTTGTAATTTAGGAAGGTTTTTTAAAAAAGTCTTTTTGATTTCTCTACCTTTTAATTTTATTTCTTCTTCTGTTCCTTGAATTTTTAATTTTTCACCTATCAATAAATCACCTGCTCCATATAAAAAAGCATATATAAATGTTTTAGCTGTATCTCTACTATCTAAACCAGCATTTATTTTATTGTAGTTGTGGATATCACCTTCATATATTTTATTTATATATTCTTTATCATTCATATAATGTGCTAATAATCTTAATTCAATACCACTTGCATCAATTCCAACTAATTTTTTATTATTTTCAACTGTAAATAAAGACCTTAATTCTTTCCCATAAATACTTTTTGTAGAAGGTATTCCACTTATATTAGGGTTACTGTGTGTAATTCTTTTTGTTATAGTTCCATTTACTTTACAATCACCATGTATTCTACTTTTTTCATCACTTTCAGCATAATCCATTAAAGACAATAATAATGTCATTCTGTTGTTTATTACTTTATCTGTTTTTTCATTACCACTTAAATCTCCTAAAAGTTTAATATGAAGTTGTTGTGCTTTTTCTATATCAAACTTAAAACCATTTGTTACTTGTTCTTTGATTATTTCTTCAAATTTCATATTATTTTCCCTTATCTGTTGTTTTGTTACTTATATGTATGTTACATTTATGACTTAAATCTTGATTCATTAAAAATTGTTCTTCTTCATAAGATAATTCTTTTTGATAATGATTATCAACTTCAATTCTTCCTGTATCTTTATTATATTTTAATTCATCAGCTAATCCAGTATCACCCGTTTCACGACATTTTAAAACTCTAATATTTAATTTATTTTTTTCTTCACCATCTGCTTGTTGATTTCTTTCTAATGCTATAATTTGGTCACTTAATTGTTCTAATGAAGCTGAACCTCTTAAATCTGTTAATGATACAGAACCACCTTCATTAAAATCACCACCACTTTTTCTTTTTAAATGAACTATTGCTATTATTATTAAACCTGTTTCTTCACATAAAGATTTTAAACTTGTCATAATAATATCTAATTCTTTTCTTTCGTCACTTAATCTATTTCCACTAACTACAATAGAAATGTGGTCAAGGAATACTACTTCTGTTCCTAATACTGTTCTCATAAATCTAATTTTATTTATTAAATTTTCACTATCAATACTACCAAAATGATTATAGAAATTTAGGTTATTGTTAAATAATTTTTCTTTTGATTTTTCAATTTCAATTTTTGTTAAAACACTTAATGGGTTTCTTCTAAAATCTTTCAAAGGAACATTATTGTCAATACACACTAATGATTGTGCTGTTTTCTTATATTGTTCTTCTAAAAATATCATTGAAACTTTTTTATTTTTATTTACAACAAAATCATAAGCTATTTCTCTTGCTAATGTAGATTTTCCTATACCTGAACCAGCTGTAATCAACATTAGTTCATTCTCTCTAATACCCATAGTCATTTCATTTAATTTTTTATATGGGAATTCAACTCCACCTTCCATAGGTGTTAGTAAATCTTCTAATGATATATCACAACCACTTATAATACTATCTGGTCTTAAAACTTCTGCATTATAAATAGCTTGTAACAATAATGTTTCTTTGTTTTCTTTTAAATAATCATTAGCATCTTTAAAATCTTCACTATATCTTACTATTTTAACTTTACCTGGTTTAAATAAATTACTTACTTCTTCAACTACTGATTGTCCTGCTTCGTCATTATCAAAAGCTATTATTATTTCATTGAATGAATTAACATAATCAAAATTTAATTTAATATCTCTAACTGCATTACCAGCACCATTTGGAATTGAAACAACTGGAACTTTATTTTTAAATATTTTAGATATTGATAATGTATCAATTTCACCTTCTGTTATTATTATTTTATTTCCACCACTCTGAAATAAATGACTACCAAAAAGTGTTGCCTCTTTAGGTGTTCCTGTCCATCTGAAATCTTTATTTTTATTTCTTGTTTTTTGTGCTATTATTTTACCATTTATATTTCTGTAATTAGCAATTTGAACTTGTTTTTCTTCATTCCATTTATAATCATAAATTTCACAAGTTTTTATATCTATCTTTCTTATTGCTAACTCTTTAACAATACCTTTAATTAAATCAATTTTTGTTTTCTTAATAGTTTTAGTTATATTAACATTATTTGTTGTATTTGATACTATTGTGTTATCGCCTTGTTTTGTTG